AATTCAAGAGAATGTAGAAGAGGATGAAGACGAAGATGAGGATGATGATGATTCTGATCTTAAAAAAATTAAAGAAACATTAGAAATTCTTATGAAAGAAGTTATAGACCTTAAGAAACAATATAAAAATAATAGAATTATTAAAAAAGGTGGCAATGAAGATAAAAAAAGTTAATGAAATATCAGATTCTTCAGATATAATTAAAATTGAAGGTAAAAAATTTAGTGATAATTCTATTCCAGTAACTAATAGTAGAAAAGTTTTAGATTGGATTGTTAATACTCAATTCAAAACTGAGAAAAATTTAATGCAAAATTTAATTGTTGAATTGACTGAACTTTTTGGAACATATAATAGAGGATTAAGGTTAGAGTTTTTAACAAAATTGTGGATTTTAAAATATAAAGACATAACATTTAATGTTTTTACTGCAAAAGGTAAAGGAACATCAATTGAAATTGTTGATCAAGAATTTGAAGATATTAGATTTGGTAAGAAAGACAAAGAAATTATTGAATTTTTAGAAAAATTAACAATATTAGTAAATAAAAAATAAATGATAAAAGAAAAAGATAGAGTTATAGTTGACCTTGAAGTATATGATAAAGTAAAAGAATTTGGAAATCAAAATGAAATTATAAGTAGAACAAAAAATGGAATAAAGGCAACTGTAATTTTTCATAACAACAAAAGAGGATACGCAACAATACAATTTGATGATGATTTTTATTGTGGAATTGATACACAAGCATTAAAAATAATTTAATAATATGAAAATTAAAAAAGTAAACGAGATGAAAAATTCTGATAATTTCATAGAATGGATCAATAATAGATCAGATAAAGATGAAATTATTGACATTTTGCAATTAGAAGGTGAAGAAGTTAGTCCAAATGTTTATGATTTTTATGGTGATATGATTAGTGGTGTAAAAATTGATGTCGACGAATTAGAAGGCTTTGGTACTTCTTGTGGTCGAAAAGATAATACCTGTTTTGATAATGAAATTATAGATTATCTTAAAGAATCTGGTGTAGATTATATTGTATCTACAATATTTTTAAATGAGCCAAATAAACTTGGACACTGTTTAATACCTTTTAAAAATGAAAAAGCGGCAAGAAAATTTTCAAAAATGATAGATGCTAGACTTGGGTCTTTATCCAGTCAAGGTGAAGTTAACGATGAATATTTTTTCTTTGAAACTGAATAAAAAATAATTTATAAAAAAACACCTTTTTAAGGTGTTTTTTGTTAAACTAATGTCAAAGAACCACTAGTAAATTCATATTCAAATGGTCCTTCATAGATAGATTGTTCATCGCTGTGAATATATACTACACTAGAAGTCATAAACCAAGTACAACAAACCAAATCTCCATCAATTGAACTGATAGTCATTTTAGGACCACCAGAGTTTAATGTAACAACATCACCTACTTTAAATTCATTCATAATATTTTTTATTTTAATATATAAGATATTATTTATAATGTTTATGGAAAAATAAAATAAACTTTTAAAATTTTTCAATATATACTAAAAACAATCAAAAATAGAAAAAAATGACTTTTTTTGATAAATATATAGAATTATATTTTTTTATTTGGAAAAAGTCTTTATCTTTGTACAGAAATTAAGAATATAAAAAAACAAAACAAGATAATAAATAGAAATTATGAAAAACATTAGGACAAATACAGCGACAGTGGCAACGACAACAACAGCCCCCGTAGGAGGCAGACCAGTCAGACTACGCTCAGGTGTATTGTACCTAATTTAATATATAGTTTAATTAGTTATCAAAAAAACCTGAGTTGTCAACCAACTCAGGTTTTTTGTTTTTAGTAAGTTATCTAATAGTGGAGGAGTCAGGTTTACCTCGCTTGATTTGGGATCAAGAGGCAACGAAAGTTCATACGTGGGTTCGAATCCCACCTATTAGACAAGCTAGACTGTTAGAATTTCATAGACCGTTCAGAAAACGGAAGCTTAGAAATTCAGTTATCGGGGTGTACTGCAGCTGGTTATACTACGGTGTTCTGGAAACATCGGTCCGCAGGTTCGAATCCTGTCACCCCGACAAAAAATGGTCCTGTATTGGCTCCGCCTTCTAAGCGAGATGTGCATAATGGAAATGAAAATGTGGGTTCGAGTCCCACCTGGATCACTAAAAAATAATTGTTATGAATAAAGATGAATTTGTGAAATGGTTAGATGAAGATAGTAGTTTTTCAAGATCATATATAAATGATAATGATAATTGGGAAGAATTACAGAATTATGCAGAATTTATTTTTGACTATTTGGAAGTAAATGAAAATTCTGCAACATTTAAATGGGAAGAATGGTATTGGGGTGGTAGAGAATATAGATCAACAGAATATTCATTTGACGAATTTATTGAAAGATATAATAATTTTGAATTAAGAAACTAAAAATTTCTTGTTCTTTGACATATTTAAGATTTAGAATTAGTGAAGATGTGAATCTTCACAAATTGGGGACGTAGCTCAATTGGCTAGAGCACTTGATTTGCATTCAAGAGGTTGGGATATCGTTCATCCTCGTCTCCACCATGGGTCATTGGTGAAGTTGACTATCACAGGAGTTTTGCACTCTCCAGTCACGGGTTTGATGCCCGTATGTATCCACGATGTAGGGTTTTACGATTTTATATTTCCTTGAAACTTTTATAGTTGAGAAAGAAAAATCGAATTTGCAATTGTAGTTCAGTAGGTAGAATGCATCTGTGGTATAGATGATGTCGTGGGTTCGATTCCCACCTTTTGCTCTAAAATAAAGAAAACAAAAATGCTTTTTTGTTATATATAATAATAAAAAGTAAATATGAAATGGATAAAAGAATTAGATGAAAAAATAATAAATTTGGTTAAAAATGGCAAATCTTATAATGAAATTTCAGATGAAATTAATATGTCACCAAATTCTATTAGAAATAGATGTTTTAGATTAAATATAAAAAGTAGTAGTTATAAGAAAGATAAGACAAAAAAATTTTATTGTGTAGAATGCAATAAAGAATTTATTGATAATAAAGATAAAAATAGAAAATTTTGTAGTAATAGTTGTTCTGCAATATTTAATAATAAAACAATAACTAGAAAAAAAGTTACAGAAATTAAATTATGTTTAAATTGTAAATGTGAACTAGTTAATAAAAATAGTAAATATTGTTCACAAAAATGTCAAATAGAATTTCAAACTGATAATCTTATAGAAAAATGGAAAAATGGTGAAATTGATGGTAACACTGGTATTAATAAAGAAGGTTTGTCTGTAACAATACGCAAATATATTATTAAAAAATATAACAATAAATGTTCAGTGTGTGGTTGGAATGAAGTTAATATTTTTACAGGTGTTGTCCCATTAGAGGTTGACCATATTGATGGTAATCATTTAAATAGTAAAGAAGAAAATTTAAGACCTCTTTGTCCATCTTGTCATTCATTAACTGAATTTTATGGTGGTAGAAATAAAGGTAGAGGAAGAAAATATAGAAGAAAATAATTGCGAGAGTCGCATAGTGGTCGATTGCGCCAGCCTTCCAAGCTGGAAAGATAATATCACACCGAGGGTTCGAATCCCTTTTCTCGCTCGTTTTGCAGTAATCTCCTAGTGGCCGATGGAACTGGGTTGCCAATCCAGTTAGTGAAAGCGCATCGTGGGTTCGAATCCCACTTACTGCTCCAAATTAAAATTAAAAATTATGAGTTCTAAAAACAAAAAAAGAAAAGAAAAAAATTGTTATTCAAATCATGGCTTTGCTTTGAAAGTAAGCGATATGAAATTGAAAAGATTACTTTATTTTAATGCTTCTATGAGAAGAAAAAATAATAAATTTGAAATAGAATAAAATATTAAAATGCATCCTTCGCTTAGTTGGTTTTAAAGCATCTGTTTTACACACAGAGGATCGGCGGTTCGAATCCGTCAGGATGTACAAAATAAAAAGCAAATAAAAGACAAAGATGTGATTTGACTTCAACTTTTTTTATATATAGTAATAAAATATGTATGGAAAATATGGAAAATAAAAAATGTCTTAATTGTGGTTGTTCACTAACATATGAAAAAAGAAATAATAAATTTTGTGGAAGTTCATGTGCCGCTATTTTTAATAATAAAAATAGAAAAGGTAAATATGTTTATAATTTAAGTGAAACTGGATTAAATAACATTATTGAATCTAATAAAATTAATTTTCTTAAAAAAAGAAAACCTAAATTGTGCAAAAATTGTCAAAGTCCTTTTTATAACGAAAAAGGTGAAAAATTAAATTTTTGTTCTGATGATTGTAAAAAAGAATATAAAAAAGAAATTAAAGTTATTTCTGATGAAACTAAACAAAAGTTATCTAGTTCTTTGAAAAATTTTTATAAAACAGATGAAGGTGAAATAAATAAACAGAAATTAAGTTTATTATATATTGGAAAAATTTTTTCTGATGAATCTAAATTAAAATTAAGTATATCTGCTAAAAATAGATGTGAAGATATTAATGAAAGAATAAGATTGAGAGAAATCGGTAGAAAAGGAGGATTTGGTAAGAGTGGCTATACTATTAATGGTATTTATTATCAGAGTACTTTTGAAAAAAAATGTTTTGAGTTTTTAGAAGAAAATAAAATAGAGTTTGAACCTCATAAGAGTTTGCCAGATTCTAGCAAAATATGTGATATATATTTTTCAGATAAAAATATATGGATTGAATTGGATGGAATTAATAGAGAAAAAAGAAAAAAATGGTTAAGTAAAGAATATAATTATTGGTTAGATAAATTGAATGAATATAAAGAAAAAAAATTAGATTTTAAAATTTTTTATAATTATAATGAATTTATAGATTTTTTAAATACAAATGTCCCCATCGCTTAGTTGGCTATAAAGCGTCTGTTTTACATGCAGAAGATCCAAGGTTCGAGTCCTTGTGGGGATACAAATAAATTTACGGATAGTTCAGTAGGTCAGAATACTTGTGTGACATGCAAGAGGTCGTGGGCTCGAATCCCACTCCGTAAACAAATTGTGATAAAATAATCAATATATTGTAATTTTTCTCACATTTTATATATTTTTTGAATATTTGTGATTTTTTTATCAATATATTTTATGCAGTCTTAATATAGTTGGTTATTATTCTGGCTTTGTAACCCAGGTACGTGAGTTCGAATCTCACAGTCTGCTCAAAAACTATTTTAATTTACGCTTCTGTAATTTAATGTAAAATGCCGAATTCGTAACTCGGAGAATGCAAGTTCAAGACTTGTCAGAAGCTCAAAAACAAACAACGAGGTTTTGGGGAGTCAGGTCACCCCGCCACATTTGGGATGTGGAGCAATTATCGCAGGTTCGAATCCTGCAACCTCGACAATATTTAGGTTCAAATAGTATAAACTTGATATATTTTTATTACTATATACTATATGAATAATTATTTAGGATCAAAAGAGCATAAAGACAATGCAAGAAATTCAATTTTATTAGGATTAAAAAAATTAAAAGAATTAAAGGTAGAAAGAATTAAAAAATATTATTCCGAGCCATCTTTTTGTTTATGTTGTGATAAAGTATTAAGTTATGAAAAGAAGAATAATAAATTTTGCTCTAGTTCATGCTCTGCAAGTTATAATAATAAAGGACGAATAGTATCAGATGAGCAAAAAAAGAAAGTAAGTTTAAGTTTATCTGGCATTAAAAGAAACGAAAAATTAAGCGAAAATATTAAGGAACATAAAAGAATATGTTCATATTGCAAAAAAGAGTTCATAGTATGGAGACTTAATAACAATACTTTATCACATAGTAAGCATTGTAGTTCTGGTTGTACTAATTCCAGTATGAAAGAAAAAGTTAGTTTGATAATAAAAGAAAAAGTTAAGAATGGAACACATAAAGGCTGGCAAAGTAGAAATATTGAAAGTTATCCAGAGAAATTTTTTAAGATAGTTTTAGAAAATAATGGGATAAAATATAAATTCAATAAAGTTATTTCAAAAAGAAGTTTAGGTTTAGATTGTGATGCTAATTATTTTTTAGATTTTTATCTGAAAGATAAAAATATAGATTTAGAAATAGATGGAAAGCAACATAATTATGAGGATAGAATAGAAAATGATGAATTAAGAGATTTTACATTGATAAAAAATGGATTTATAGTGTATAGAATAAAGTGGAAAGAAATACAAACAAATGACGGTAAAAATTACATAAAAAATGAAATTGATAAGTTTTTAGAATTTTATAATAATGCCTTCTTCGCATAGCGGTCGATTGCACCTGACTTGTAATCAGGATCTGAATTAAGACACGTCGGTTCGAATCCGACAGAAGGCTCAAAATGGCTTCATAATTTAAGGGATAAAATTCGGGATTTCTAATCCCGCCATCTGAGTTCGAGTCTCAGTGAGGCTACTATAACGCAGAAGAAGCTCATTAGGTCGAGTAGGAGATTTCAATCTTCAGGTAGCGAGTTCGAATCTCGTCTTCTGCTCAAAAATATGTCGGGAACGGGAACGCACTGCTGGCGAGCAGCCCGCCGACACCATGCACCTGTAATGGCGGAGTTTCCTAAACTCTATGTGCATAACGGAATGAAAAATGTGGGTTCGAATCCCATCTGGTGCCCAATTCTAAATCTTAAATTAATCTCTCTAAAAATATTAAACTTTTATATTTTTTTAATTTATAATATTTTATAAATAAATTTTCAAAAATGAGAGAGATAATTTTTAAAAACACAAAATTGAAGCCAATTGTACAGCAAACTGAATATGGTCATGAGTGTACATTTGAAACCCTGTTCTTTGATGAAAGTAATCCTGATCTTATACGTGGCAAATTTAGTGATATTGTATTAAACAATATTTCTGGATCTGTATTGCATAGAAATTATGTTGAATATCTTAAAATAGCATATAATAATGATTATGGTATAGTTATTAGTCCTAATCATATTTGGTTCACAATTCTTTGTAGTTTGGCAAAAATTATTAAAGATGATGCTGATCTATTTAAGAAGTTTTTTACCAAATCAGAAAAAGAAGAAAAAACAATAGTTGAGTTAAAAGAAGGTGGAGTAAGTATGATTGAGATGCCAATTGAAAAAATGATGGATTTAATTCTTAAACAATTACCATCTAAAATAAAAAAATCATATATTTTACCAAAAATTAGTACCACTACACCAGAATTTGAATTGGCTTGTGCAACTGCGTTTCTTGATACTTGTTCTCCTTATTATGATTATCGTTTTTATGGTTGTGGTTATAATAAAATAAAAATTCTTGGCACAAAAAAGGATTATGAAGTTTTATCTAAATCATTTAATGATTTGATTAATAAACTTATTCCAGGACATTACAAGATTGATAAGATAAATAAATTTTATGATTCTGTAAGTGAAACATTTCATAAAATTGATAGAAATTATGATGATGATAAATTTTGGGAAAGAATTCTTTGGACAGAATATGGATATATATCACAAAATTTAGATGGTTGGATTATGCCTTTGCAATTGCGTGATGCTCATTATGCAATTTGTGAATATACAGAAATATTATCAAATAAAAAATATGCTTTTAGCACTGGTATATTTTCTTCAAAAATTGAGGATGGATATTTAATTCCTGAATTTGAAAAATTTATAGTGAGTTTATGACAGATAAAATACGCAATATTATTTTGATTATATTATTTATTATTGGAATTTTAGCAGTAATATTGATTGCTACGCTTGTTGAAATTCTTGCTGATATAGGAGCAGTTATTATTATTTTTTCTGGGTTTGCTGCATTTTTTGTGTTGCATTGGGATTGGTTTTCTAAGAAAAAATAAAAACATAATTTAACTAAAAAAGCCTGAAAACCCTGAATTAAACTTTCAGGGTTTTTTTATTTCTGTAGGATTTGGATTTTTTGTTCACTAAAAATATTACAAAAATTTAACTAAAAAAGCCTGAAAATAATTCATTTTCAGGCTTTTTTTGTACTTATTGTATTTTTTATTTTTATATATAAAAGTAAAAACTACGGTGAAAAATTACAAAGAGAAAAAGGTATTGTTTATACTAAAGAAGAGAGAAGATTACGGTCCTAAACATCATGATCATAAAAGTTTAAGTACTGGTTTATATAATTCTGCAAGATTTGTTAATGAGATGTTGGTTGAGAATGGTATTAATTCTCATATGGTTGTTGTTAATGATAATAATGATATTGATAGAGAGGTTACTAAACATAGACCAACTCATGTTGTTATTGAAGCACTTTGGGTCGTGCCAGAAAAATTCGCAATTTTACATAAACTTCATCCTAATGTTAAATGGATAATAAGAATGCACAGTGAGATTCCATTTATAGCAAATGAAGGAAATGCGATGACTTGGTTGGGTGAATATGTTAAATATGAAAATGTTAGTATTGCATTTAATGCAAAAAGAATCTTAAAAGATTTTAAATTTTACATTAAAACAGAAATGAGTTGGTCAGAAAAAGAAGTTGATCATAGAGTATTATATTTTCCAAATTATTTTCCACAAGATTATAAGGTAAAAAAATATGATAAAAAGAAAGAAGTCCTTAATGTTGCTTGTTTTGGAGCTGTTAGACCTTTAAAGAATCATTTGAATCAGGCATTAGCTGCATTAAGGTTTGCAGAATCTCTTGGTAAGCATCTACATTTCCACATTAATGTTGGAAGGTTTGAAATGAAGGGAGATCCAGTTTATAAGAATTTGAAGGGTATGTTTGATCAACTTTCAAATAGTCATCATAAGTTAATTGAGCATGAATGGATGCCTAGAGAAGTTTTTTTAGAATTATGTGAAAAAATGGATATTGGAATGCAGGTTTCTTTTTCTGAAACTTTTAATATTGTTGGCTGTGATTTGATTAGTCAGGGTGTTCCATTAATTGGATCTGCTGAAATTGTTTGGATGAATAAGTTATATATGGCTGATCCGACTAGTACTGATTGTATGGTTAATAAATTAAAACGTTTATATTTTCATCCATATTTTAATGTTATAACAAATCAACTATTATTAACTCGTTATACTAATACATCTAAAAATATTTGGGTTAGTTATTTTAAGTAAAATGTATTTATCATTATAGAAAAGCCTGGAAAAATTTTCAGGCTTTTTCTGTTTTCTGTTTTTAGAAAATTATATATATGTTTATAAAATAAGGTGAAACATGAGCGAATGGATTTTACAGTATGAAGAAGGTGAACCAATAAGAAGGAAATTAAATGAATTAAAAAGCACTGTTGATTTTATAGTTGCATCTGGTCTTACTTATACTTCTGGTACTTCTGGAACATCAGGTTCTGATGGAACTTCTGGTACATCTGGCACATCTGGTACATCTGGCACATCTGGTACATCTGGTAAAGATGGTGTTTTTTTAGGAAGTTCAGGAAGTTCAGGCTTGTCTGGTGTTGATGGAACTTCAGGAACATCAGGCACGAATGGAACAGATGGAACATCAGGTACTAATGGGACGGATGGAACATCGGGCACTAACGGAACGGATGGTACATCGGGCACTAATGGAACTGATGGTACATCAGGTACTAACGGTACGAATGGAACGGATGGAACATCGGGCACTAACGGTACGAATGGAACTGATGGAACATCAGGCACAAATGGAACAGATGGAACATCAGGCACGAATGGAACAGATGGAACATCAGGTACTAATGGGACGGATGGAACATCGGGCACTAACGGAACGGATGGAACATCGGGCACTAACGGTACGAATGGAACGGATGGAACATCAGGTACTAACGGTACGAATGGAACGGATGGAACATCGGGCACTAACGGTACGAATGGAACGAATGGTACATCAGGCACAAATGGTACATCTGGAACTAATGGTACATCAGGCACAAATGGTACATCTGGAACTAATGGTACATCAGGCACAAATGGTACATCTGGAACATCAGGAACGAATGGTACATCAGGCACGAATGGTACAAATGGTACAAATGGTACATCTGGAACGAATGGTACATCTGGAACGAATGGTACAAATGGTACATCTGGAACGAATGGTACAAATGGTACAAATGGTACATCTGGAACGAATGGTACATCTGGAACGAATGGTACAAATGGCACATCTGGAACGAATGGCACAAATGGTACATCTGGAACGAATGGTACATCTGGAACGAATGGTACAAATGGTACATCTGGAACGAATGGTACATCTGGAACGAATGGTACAAATGGTACGAATGGTACAAATGGTACATCTGGAACGAATGGTACATCAGGAACTTCAGGTGTTGGTATTTCTGGAACTAATGGAACATCAGGATCTTCTGGTATATCTTTAAATCCAAATGAATTAATAAATATACAATCAACTGGTGTATTGACTGGTGGTATTTTACAAATACCTTCAACTGGATCAACTGCTACATATTTTAATATAACAGATGGTACTGGTTATATAATAAATAATTATACTGATCCATTAAATCCAATTAAAACTATTATAAGTTGGAGTGGATTAACAGGAATAACATCAGAATTTAGTTGGTTGGATGGTGAAGAATCAAATGTTGCAATTGATATAAATGGTAATGTTTTTCAACAAGTAAATCAATTTACAGATGCACAAAGAACAGATTTAATTGTATTAGGAACATTAGGACATTATGATGATGGTGGTGATATTGATTATGTTATACCAGAGCCAGTATCAATAACAGAGCCATTAGTTAAATTAGATAGTTTTTTACAAATGTTTGGCGCATTTAATGTTACTGGTAATGTTTTTTATGCTAATGGATCAAATTTAAATGTGAGTAAAACTGCTGGTGAGACATTTGATAATAATAACAATTATTATATTGATAAAAAAACACCATCATTAGTTATTAGTGATTCGATATCAAAGTGTTGGTTTAATTATTATTTTAGAAGTGGTTCAACTTGGGAATTTGGTGACTACACACAAAGCATTGACCCTAATAGATATGATACTGGAAATGGATTAACTGGTGTAACTGCTTCAGGATATACTATTCAAATGATATTCTATTATGCTCCATTAGATAATGTTAGCCTAAATGTGGATATTCAATATGGTCAAAAGGTATATACTTCAAAAGAAAACGCTTTAGCAGATATAAATAATATAGTTGCAATTAATCCGTATTTAAATATGGATACATTTAGAGGATGGTTAATTGTTAAACAAGGTGCTACTGAGTTAAATAGTGATAATCAAGCAAGATTTATTTCAGCAGGAAAGTTTGGTTTAGTGTCAAGTTCAACTGGAACAGGAGTAAGTGGAGGTATTACAACAGCTTCAAATATAGGTTTATATGGTCAAGGATTATTTCACGATAAATTGGGTGTAGATTTAAGATTTAAAAATATAAATGCATATTCTGGTATAACAGTTATTGATAATCCTTCAAGTAATACATTGGATTTATTTTTAACAAATATAAGTACTGGAACATCAGGCACATCAGGTACTAATGGTACATCTGGTACATCTGGAGTAGGAACTAATGGAACATCAGGTACATCTGGTGTTGGAACAAATGGAACATCAGGTACATCTGGTATAGGTATTTCTGGAACTAATGGAACATCAGGTACATCTGGAACTAACGGAACCTCAGGTACATCTGGAACTAACGGAACATCAGGCACATCTGGTATTTCTGGAACTAATGGAACTTCTGGCACAAATGGTACAAATGGAACTAATGGAACATCAGGTACATCTGGAGTAGGAACTAATGGAACATCTGGAACAAATGGAACATCAGGCACGTCTGGAGTAGGAACAAATGGAACATCAGGCACGTCTGGAGTAGGAACAAATGGAACATCAGGCACGTCTGGAGTAGGAACTAATGGAACAAATGGAACATCAGGTACATCTGGCGTTGGAACTAATGGAACATCAGGTACATCTGGAGTAGGAACATCTGGAACAAATGGAACATCAGGCACATCTGGTGTTGGAACAAATGGAACAAATGGAACATCAGGCACATCTGGTGTTGGAACAAATGGAACATCAGGTACATCAGGTGTAGGAACATCAGGAACTAATGGAACATCAGGAATAAATGGTGTTACTGGTGGTGTTACTATGTTATTTAGATTTAGTGGTTCTACATTAGCAACTACAACAACTGGGTATACTCAATTTAATAATTTGACATTATCAAGTGTTACTCATTTATATGTTAGTGAAACAGATAGAAACGGTGCAAATATAGATAAATATTTAGATTCAGTTGGTGTAGGAGATTATATTAAGATTTTTTCGGAACAAGATAATACAAAATTTCATTTATTTCAATTAAGTTCTGGATTCACAAGTGGTGCTGGAGTAGATGATATGCCAGTAACATATATAGTAGGAAATGGAACATTTGCATTAAATGAGTTGATAGGATTTTCAACTGCAACAAAAGGAAATGCTGGTACTTCTGGCACAAATGGTGTAGGTATATCCAATATTACTTTTTTATTAGCAGTAGGAACTATATTAACAACTGGTACTAATAAAGCAAGAGTTACAGTTCCATATGTAGGAACAATATTAAAAGCATATGCAAGTTCTGGAACTGGACCACAAGGTGCGGACGATATTTTTGATATATATAGAAATGGTGTGAGTATATGGAATATTACGCAATCTAACAGATTAAAAATTTTAAGTGGTCAGACCTATGGAACTCAATCATCTTTTGATATAACTTCTATTGCAGAAGGTGATATTTTATCAATAGATGTAGATCAAGTTGGTAGTACAACACCAGGTGGAGATATATCAGTTCAATTAAAAATACAAATTTAAAAAACAATAATAATAACATGGCAAAGCAATGGAGCACAATAGATTTTACAGAGTCGTATACAACAGGAAATACATATGATTCAACAAAAAATAGTATTTTTGGAGGTTTGGAAGTTACTAATGGTGTAATTCGAGTACCATTACCAAGGGTAATTCCATATCTTGAACAAGGTAATGGCGCATTACTAGCCAACTCCGTATATGCTGATTCAAATTATATTTATACAGTTACTACAATGGCTACTGGTTTAACAGTTAGAGTAAACAGATGGAATAAAAAAACACAGATTTGGGCTGGATACATTATTATGACTTTATCTAAAGCATCAGAAATAAATACTTGTAGAGATATTTGGGTTAATTCTGGTTCTACAGAAGTGATTGTTGGTTTTACAGCAGCAACTGCATTACAAGGTGGACTTGCTTGGGTTTATGGACTTACTACAAATGATTGGGCTGGTGTAACTTTGCTTGCTGGTATTAATACAATTGCACCAAGAATGTGTTATTTAATTAGATCAGGTGTTATTGATAGAACAGTTGTTGTTGGTTCTGGTACTAACTTTCAGTCTTATTCAACTCAAAACGGTACAACACTTGCTACACAAGCAGGTGCTGCTACATATACAGTTGCAACAGCAATTTATGCTACATCAGGATGGGCTGTTGCTTATGGAGGAGGATTATGGGTTTCAGCAGGTGAAGGAACAAACTCATTAGCTTGGTCTTATGATGGTATAACTTGGACAGCGATTGCTTCTGGTGTTGGTAACTTTTCTACAAGAGGTAGAGGTGTGTGTTATGGTGAAATTCCTGGAGTTGGTGGTAGATGGGTTGCTGTTGGTGTAGGTACAAACTCTATTATTTATTCTAATGATGGTGTAAACTGGGTTATTCCCGCACAAGGTATTACGGCTACTGGTGTGTTCACTACTGGCGCATATGGTGTGTGCTGGGATGGTACAAATTTCTGGGCAGTTGGTCAAGGTACAAATACATTAGCATCATCACCTGATGGTATAAACTGGACTGGCTATGGTCAAGCTGCTGATGGTGGCGCAAATCACTCTCCATTCTCAACCGCAGGTTATGGCATTGCATATAATGGTAGTCAATATGTTGCAATGGGAATTGGTGGTATGACAATGGCATATTCTTCTAATGGTACTCAATGGACAGCATGTGCTTCACCTCCATTTACACAAGGAAACGCTGTGTGTTGGGGTGCACAAGTAGGTAATATAGTTACACCAGGTACAGCAATTACACCAAGATGGTGTGCTGTTGGTATTGGAGCATCACATACAATAGCTTGGTCAACAGATGGTATTAACTGGACTGGTGCTGGTGTTACAATGTTTCCAGCAATTTCTGGTGGTAATGGTGTATGTTTTAATGGTACAGTATTTACAGCAGTAGGTACTAAGGGCGCTGGTTCATTTACTGCGGCATATTCACATGATTGTGTGACTTGGAACGGTGTTTTAACTAATTTACCTCAGTTAATTGGACAAGCAGTTGGATGTAGTCCTGCTCCTAATATGTATCCTGCTAAAGTTGGATCTACAAATAATGTACTTTCAACTATTTCTAATATTGCATTGGATAATACAAATAATACTGGTGTGAATAATGGTAATTGTAAAGTATATATAATACAGTCAACAAATTCTGTTGCTGCTCCTGCACTAACTTTATTAGATTTGAGTTCAGGATTAACTTCACAAAATGGAATTATAACTGTTCCAGATACTTCAAGATTTAGTTCTGCAATTATGACATCAGAATATGCTTCTAACTTACCATCTGCTACTGTTTCACAGATTACAATTGCGTCACCAGGTGCTAATCATCCTGTTGGTATTTCAGGAGTCACTGCTTTATTCCTTACTCGTGGGACTGCGGCTGCAAGAGTCGGAAGAGTTGTTATAAGTAGATTTACTGCGGCAACGCCAACTACAAGAAGATCAAGACTTAATAATACCGCAACATTAACATTTGCTTCACACAACTTTACTGTTAACCAAAGAGTTATTGTTTATGGATTTACTGGTGTTAGTGGTGTGACTTATAATAATGGTGGATTTGGAAAAGAACCAGGTATTCAAGTAGTTATAACATTTGCTAATGCAACAACGATTCAATATGTAAATATTGGACCTAACGAAGCTGATATGCCTGATACAAATGGAAGAGTAATCGCAACATTAATTGGTGAAGATGATTATATAACTGATATTCCACCATTAGGTGCAACAATTCAACAGCCTGTAAATAACTGGGCAGGACTTGCATATGATTCGTTTAATGATTATTTTATAATTTTAAGTAATGGTTCATTTAGAAATTATAGGGGAATTTATAATCCAGGTTTACCATTAGAAAGATTTTGGGGTATAGTAAATTTTGAAACTAATCCAATTGCTGGTGCATATTTACCTGCTGTAGCTGCAACGATGCTTTCTGTGAGAATTGGCTATGCTGATAGAACATTAATAGTACCAAGACAAGGTTTGACTGCCGCCGTTCCAGCTGCTCAACAATTATTATTAATAGAAGTTGGAGCACAAGGATCTTATGTTATAACAAAAGAAATTCTCACAACTAATGCGACTGCTTTTTATAGAGTATATACATCTGAAAAAAGAGGTGGTAGTGGAAGTTATTCAAAAGAAAGATATGATATTTATTATAGAACAACTGGTATTTCTGATAATTCAGGTGCATGGACTATAATTAATGACGAAGCATCTTTATATAATGTGACAGCGGCGGCTTCAATTCAGTTTAAGATAGTTTTTGATATACTTAATTGGACTTGTATTTCACCTGAGATTACTTCACTGGGCTTAACTTGGGAAGATGGTGTTACTTCTGATAGTCATTATCAACCATCAGTTGGTAAATCATCAGTGTCAGGTAAACAGTTTGCTTGGAAATTCGCTACACCTTTTGCACTTTCTGGAGGTACTATTCCAAATTTAAGAGTTAGATTATATGATGCTGTTTCTGGTGTTATGCAATGTGATGATAATACTGATACTAATCCAGCTTCTGGTAGTTTTCAAATAACAACTAATGATGGCGCTAACTGGACTAACTGGACAAATGCAGATAAAGGAAATGAAACTACTTATTTGAGATATACACCTGCTTCAACGGCAAATAATATAATAATTAAGGCAGTATTAACATTATTATAAAAATAAATATAAAATATGATACATAATCTAAAAATAGATAGGGATGCATTTATAGCAATTGTTGATGGTAGAAGAAAATTTGATTTTAGACCTAATGATAGAATATATGATATTGGTGATACAATAATTCATAGTGATGAAATTAATAATACTTGTGAGAGTGTTATCACGTATATTATGTATGATAGTCCTCTTTTATCTTTAAGTGGATTTATAATAATATCAATTGAATTGAAATAATTATGGCAATATCTGATATAGTATATACAGAATCTGATTATTTTATAATGGAATTGACTGGTATCACTGGTACGGTAAATGATATTGTATTTGATAATCCATTAATAGATGAAATAATAGGCGTAAATGGTACTGCAAATGATGTTTTATTCGATGATAATACAGTAAGTGAGATACCAAATGTTTTGATTACTGATTTTGGCTTTATATAAAAATAAAAAATAGAGTTACTTTTGATGGAATCAATGTATAAATTATAAATTAAAGTTTTAATATATACTTTATGGAGTATTTAAAAACTTTTGAGTCTTATAATGATGATTTAATTTTAGAAAGATTGGATCTTCAGCCATTATTGAATTTATTAAAATCATCAGTAAATAAAAATGCTATTGCAACATTAATTGTTGGTAGTTTATTGGCTGTATCAAGTGTTGCACAAGCAACTAATTTTATAGAAAATAGAACAGATTTGGATCATAAAGATAAAGTTGTATTAGTTCAAGCTATTAAAAAATATCATGATCCATTAACATTGAGATTAAGTCATTCTGGTTGGGATCATATAAGAAAGCACGAAAAATTAAAATTGCAGGCGTATTCAATTGGTGATGGAATGATTACTATTGGATATGGTCATGCACTACCAGTTGATGAGTCTAAATATAAAGTTGGAGATAAGATTTCTGTTAAAACTGCAAATAATTTATTTATTCAGGATATGAATGTTGCAGCTAAGGGTGTTAAAAGAATATTTGAAGAATGGAAAGAGCAGGGTATTAATATTAAACTTACTCAAAATCAATATGATGTGCTTGTGAGTTTGGCATACAATCTTGGTGTCACCGATTTACGAACAAGTAATTTCATTCAATTTATTAAGGAAAATAAACTTACTAGAGCTGCTAAGCAAATTAGAATTACTGGTATCAGTGAAAAATTTCCTGGATTGGAGAAGAGAAGATTAGAAGAATATAAAATGTTTATATCTTAAAATCGTTTTCGAGAATATCCTTGATTATAATGATTTTTAAATAGGTCTCCAAGTAATCCTTTAGAATGTGCTGCGTTCTTCCGTCCAATAATTACGACTTTCAAATGTTTTTAGATATTTCATTTATATCTCTTAAATATTAAATTTTATTGTTTGTAATTTTAATTTAAAATTATCAATTTCTTCTGTTGTTAATTTTCTTTCAATTGAAGTTCCAGGTGTATCATCATAATATTCTTTTATTCCATTTTCTTTTAGTAAGATGAAAGTGTGCATATTTATAATATCAAGTTTATAATCTTTTCTATATTTAATTGTTACAATTTTTCCTGGTATATAATTTGATTTATAATTTTTAATTAAAACATAATCATTTTCTTTGTAAATCTGAAATTCTATTTCTTCAAATGTTTTTAGGTATTTCATAGATTATATTTTATTAATGTTTCTAATTCTTTATCATCGTCAGAATAAGCTACGACATCACTATATTGAAATGAATGATAGTATAATGGGTTATTTTTATCCATTTGAGAATTACCCCAAGATGAAAAATGATTTAAAATATTATTTGGTATATTTTTATACTTAACATGAATAAAAATAGATTTTGTATCTATAATTTTTCCTATATTAGTATTTATAAATTTTTCAAATTCTGTATAATTAGATGAAAAATTATTACGTTCTCTGCATTTTATTATGACATAATCACAATCTTTCGGTCTATTACTTCTATTAAATGAGAATACAACTTCTTCAAACTGTTTTAGATGTTTCATAGATTAAATTTATTTGAAATTTGTTTTAATTTTACAGTTTCTCTATTTTTTAATCTTTGTTCATTGGTTCTTTTTAATTTATCAACGAATTTTTTAACAAAGTCTTCAACAGAAATATTTTCTCCAGAATCATATCTAGATACTAAATTACCATTTCTGAATTCATTTGTTCTTGGATTATTTTTTATACTACGAACTTGTACAATAAATTTTGTGTTATATCTGTAAATTCCTCTATTTATAGTTTCAATACTAAATATTTTACATCCATAATCATCATCTAATAGGAATATTGTTTCCTCTACACAAAGACTTGATGATGTTTCTTTTAAATGTTTTGAAAATTCTTCTTGAATTTTTTCTTTTAATTTATCTTTTTCTTCTTGTTCTAAATATTTTTCTCTTTCGATTGGATTAGATGAATCTTTTCTAGGATACTGCATAGATTCGTTTTTAATGAATTTTTTAAATTTAGTGAATATTCCTTGTTTTTGAGAGTCAGTACCGAAAGAAAATTGAGTTTTTTGTTCTGATTTATAAGGTTCTGTAATGTCTAGAATTACAGGAGGTTTTTTATTACTATATAGTTGACTTTTTGAATAATTATAAAAATCAAATTGCGGATTTTTTCTTTTTATTTTTTTAAGTAAATCTTCTGTTATTTTTTCATTTTTTTTACTAAGATCATTATAATTTTCTGTAGATATACCAATTGCAAATGCATTTTCATTTCTTAATCTATAAAAGAAAACAAATTTTGTATTAAGGTCATATATTCTACTACCTTTTTCTACCAGCTCTAATGCTTCTCCCATTGTGCTATGATAAAATGACATATTTCTTTGTGCAACATATAAATCACCATCAGATGTTCCAATAGCTCTTACATTATCTTCAAAATTTTTTAGTGTTTTAGGATTTTTGAATAGTGCTATTTTTTTATCATAAGGATCTTTAACATATGCAACTGGCGGTATTTTAGAGATATAGTTTTGATATTTATATTCAAAATCTTTATTAGGATTTTCAAAATAAAATCTTTTTTCTGCATATTCGTCAGCTACACCTTCATTAAATTTTTTAATATGATTCATATATTATATTTAGCTAAATTTTTTTTGTATTCAAATTTGAATATTTCTTTCGGTTTTAGTTTTCTTTTTATTTCAGTATCGACATTATTAAGAGTTACTAATTTGTTTTTATCTAAATCAAAAACTTCAATTTTATATTGAACCTTGTTTTGCCCATATAAATATTGTAATCCAATTACTTTTGCATAATGATCGTATGGAGTTCCACCATCAAAATATACATAACTATAATTATATTTTACAGGTATGTGTGGTATACTAGTTTCAAACATTTTTAAATATTTCATACATTATATTTATTAATTCTCTCTTCATAATCATATTTCTCTATTTCTTCTGATGTTAATAACCTAACTATTTCTTTTTCTTGTATTGCATCTTCCTCACCATTCGGATATTTAATATAATATGGAGACTCACTAAATCTTGAATAATCTATATCAATTATTTTTGCAAGGGAATGTGGTGGAATACTTAGATTGTTTAAGTTTTTTGTTAGTAACTTAACATTTATCAAAATATAATCATTAATCTTATATCTTCTATATGCTTCAAACTTTTTTAAATATTTCATATAATATCTATATATAATTTTTTATGTATAAAAAAATGATTACATTTGCATATGATGACACGATTACAAGAATACTTTGAAGATCAAATTAGAATTTTTAATGAACATCATTCCAGATTGCTCATAGATGTGACTGAGGAAGATATTCATAAGATAAGAACTACACTTAAAAGACTGAAAAATTTTAACATCTTACTAGATGGCTTACTTTTCAGAGATAAGGATTTCCCCACGGGCTTTACTAATTTATTTAAACTGTCAGGTGAGATCAGAGATATTCAAATCCAGCAAAAGATTTTAGCAGATTATAAAGATCCTTATCAATTATATCTTTCTGAAATGCTTGAAAAGAAACTAGAGCTTTTTAAGATTAAAGAAAGCTTTCAAGAAGAATTTAAACATTTGAGTGATAAATTGGATCGAATAGAGGAATTTCATATTGATGAACAAATCCTAGCAAATGTTAATTCTAGAGTGGAGATTGGACTGTCTGATATTTGCAATATAGAAATTACACCAACAAATTTGCATGAGATAAGAATCAGATTAAAGAGAATTTATTATACTCTTTTAATGTTGGATGAAAAGTCTAAGATTAATAAGATAGATGATATTCAGGAAACAATCGGATTGTGGCATGACCATGATGTTACTATTGAGAGAATAACTGAATTTGATAATGATTTAGAAATAATTGATTCTTTATCAAAGAAAAGAGATGATTTTTATAAAAAATCTTTAGAATTACTTAAAGAATTATAATTACATACTTATTTTATCTAGTTCTGAAATTTTATTCCAATCTATTGCTAATAAAAATTCTATATCATCTGTTGACGGCCTTACTGTTGATATGTATTTAATAAACAATTCATTATCAACTGGACTATTCATATCCTTAATATATCCTTTTTTTACCATATAACTTTTAAATGTTTTCCATCTAGCGAATATTTCTGGCGCTGATGATAAATATTCAATATGATTTATTGTTTTATCAGATAAATCCTTAATTAATTTTTTTATTTCTTGACCACTTTTATTAAATCTTGCGCCAAAAATAGATGCATATTTCCTATGTATATAATTTTCATCTTTATCTTTTACACTTTTATCAATAAATTGAGGTAGATTTAATTCTACACTTAAATCACCTTTTTGACCTAATAAAGCATCTACGTAGTGATAAATTTCATGAACTAATGTATTAACTAAATCATCATCATTTTCATACATTTTATTAACAATAATTATATTTTCAGTTGAAGTTTTATTTAGTTTAAATAATGGATAATAAATTGGATTTCTGCCCATTGATTTTTCAAGATCGCCAAGTTTCATATACAATGCAACAGTAGTTTTTTTAAGTATGTTTTTGCCAGTTGGATTAGCAAATTTTATTGTTATATTTCTCAATGAATCTAGAATGTATGATTTTACATCAGATTTAAATCTTGGTGAAATTTTAATTTGTTCTATGATGTTTGTTTTTAGACTATCTATTTGGTGTTTTTGATCAGATGTGCCGTCATATGATGCTGAGTTGACTATTGTATATAAATTGTTTATCTCACTGTAATTATTAACTGTAGTATAACCAGCATATAACATAGTTAAGTACATTGCAACATCCCAAAATTTTATCTTTTCATCTATATGTTCATATTGAGTAAATTCTTTAATGTATTTCATATAATATATATTAAAAAAAATTATAAAAAAAGAGATTCAAACTTTGAATCTCTTTTTCATTTTTAAACATTTGCCTATTACTTTATGCGGATCAAATTTTTTAGTTATTTTTTTATATGTTGGTTTTTGATGAAAAGGTGTCGCACCAGACGAACCAGATGTTCCTGTAGAAAAATATATCAATGGTTTATTATCACCATAGTTGTGAATTATATTTTCATCATATAGTAATTTGAATAATTTGATTATTTGACCATTAGTTGTGCTTATGTTTAATAGTTTCAACTTCCTAATATTAGTTGATGATAAATGATAACATGTTTGTACAACAATACCATTTATTGAATCTTCCACAATTTCAATTTCAGGAAAAGTGTGAATAAATTCTCTAATTATTTCATTGTTACTATTTACTATTTTAAAATACATTTTCTATTTCAAATTTTAATTTTTCAATTAAAATATCAGCAATTGACATTTCTGGAGTTTCACTAGTATTGATATTTAGATCGAAATTTAAATCAGTAGAAGAAGGTTTTGAACCACTTGATCCACTTGTTCCACTTCTACCATTTGTTCCACTAGAACCAGTAGTACCAGATTCTTGATAAAATTGAGGTTTTTCTTCACTAAGAGTAATTAACTCTTTATCGTACAATAATGTTTGCAATGTTTTCAATCTTTTTTTTTGCAGATTCATCATGCAAACTTAGAATTTTAATTTTTCTAATTTGTTTTATGTCTAGATAATAGTAATCCATAATTGGATGTTTAAATCTATCATCATTCATTTTTTCTACTTCTGAAAAAGTACTGATAACTTTATCAATTTCTTCTTTTTCTTGCCATTTTTTAATTGTAAAATACATAAACTTTTTTTATTTTTTATATACATAATCTAACAATTAGTTTAGATAAAAATATTTTGAAAATAAATTAAACTTTTCAATTTTCCTAAACTATAAACTTATTACACTTTTCTGAAAAGAAAAAAGTTCATTGGAAATAGAAAAATATGACATTTTTTAAAAAATATATAATAATGTTGAAAATTTCTTAAACTTTTTAATTTTTTTGAAATAACAATATATTCGTTCTTTGACAAAACATAAAAATTATTGATGAATACATACAGCGACAAAAAACCCTTATATGGAAAAAATCGTATTCAGTTAATTTTTATAAAAATATAATACTCATAAAGAATACATTCTGCAAAATCTAAAAACTAGATAAATAACAGAAAAGCTGTGAGTGTGTAAGTGTTTTTAACTTTTCTAAGGTTTCCACTTTGTTTGCACACCACTATAAATAGGCTAAAACAGAACAAAAAATTTTGAAAAGAAAGTTTACTCTGGGTTTTTGAGAAAAACCCTTGTATTCTGTTGAGATTTTCACATCTAGACCTATGGATCTGTACGGATTCGGCTGGCCTGGAACAAATCCTAGGTTTTGATACCTGGGTGAAGATCCCAACTAAATGAATTTTTAGTTGGGATTTTTTATTTAATAACAAAAACAAAAAAAAACAAAAAGGAGGTTTATTATGCAATCAGCATCAAATTTAGTAAATGTGACAAGACAAGAAAATACCTTAACAAATAATGGTATGGTAACAAATTCAACCAGTTTGAATTCAAATGTTGATATGTTCTTTTTAGCGGGAGCTTCAAGGAAAATGTCAGAAAAAGATATTGAAACCCTTTTCCAAAAGGCGATTGTGGAAGATCCATCAGTTGCTTTAAAACTTATGTTCTGGTCAAGAGACCCAAGAGGTGGAGCTGGAGAAAGAAGGTTCTTTAGAATTTGTGCTATGTTTCTTCGTAAGAATTATCCAGAATATTTACTTAAAAATTTGAAACATATTGCTGAATATGGAAGATATGATGATTTGACTTTTTTGTTGAGCGAAGGTGAAAATGATAAAGTGGATAAAGAAATTCTATCATATATAAAAGAAACTTTAGAAGGTGACAAATGATTATATTGATTTTAGTGTAATTGACTCTGAATTAAAAGCATATTTAATTGGATTTTTTTATGCTGATGCTACTTTATCAGAGTATGTGATTTCAGTTAGGTTATCAATAAAAGATAAAGCACATCTTGAGAAATTGGCAAATATTTTAGATAAGCCAACTTCTATTAAAGATGTAAAAAATAAAAATGGTAAAATTTATAAAGCGATTGGTTTTAATATATGTAGTAAACAAACTGTTGACTCATTGAGAAAAATTGGATTTGTTGTAAATAAGACTTATCAAATTGATGATGTTGTTTTTAATAATGTTCCTGATAATTTAAAAAGACATTTTGCCAGAGGATTTTTAGATGGTGATGGTACTATATTTTTTTCAAAATGGAAAGATAAAAAACATAATTGGAATAGAAATCCAAGATGCTCTGTCGGTTTTGTTTCTTATAATAGTAGATTATTAGAAACTATTAAAAATTGGTTACAACAAGTTCTAAATTTGGAAGATAAAAATATTAAAAGTGATAATTTTGAAGATTTAGAAAAAAATGAAAAATATTGGAGACTTATTTATAGTGGAAATAGAGTTAGTAAAAAAATATTAGATTTACTATATGATAATTCCACAATTTATATGGACAGAAAATATGAAAAATATTTAGAAATTGCTGTATATACACCTAAAGGTTATCATTTTAATACTGCTGAAAAAGTTTGGAAGGTTCCTTATAAGGATGAATTTAATAAACAAAAAGCAAAGAGATTTAAAGATGAAGTTGATGCACAGAATTTTTTAAAAGATATAAAAAACAATAACAATAAAAATAAAATTAAGACGTATGAAAAATTTATTAGCAAAATGGTTAAGTAGAAAAGGATATGAATTTAACAAGGTTCGTAAGTATATGGGATTATCCCCAAAGGAATATCGTAAACTTGTTGTTGGTTTATCAAATACTGTTGAGCAAAAAATGTGTGCAAAGGATTGGGAAGAAATTACCTATTCACATGTACCTTCAGTTGCTATGAACAAGTATAGAAAAGCATTCTTAAAGAATGATATGGGCCGTTTCAATGAGTATATTGAACTGGTACACGAAGGTAAGGAAGAAATCAAGGCTGGTGTTTTGTTTCCACATATGTTATATGAAGCTTGGAAGAGACATGAAGATAAAAGAGCAGTCGAGGCACAATGGAATAATCTTCCAGACTTCATGGCAGATTCGAATGAGAGAGTCATTCCAGTTTGCGACGTATCAGGTAGTATGTCAGGTCTTCCAATGTCAGTTTCAGTAGCATTGGGTGTATATATGTCTGAAAGAAATAGAAGTATTTTCAAGGACGCATTTATTACATTCTCAAGTGAACCAACAATGCAATATTTGAAAGGTTCATTGTATGAAAGACTTCGTCAGTTGGAAAGTGCTGAATGGGGTATGAGCACTAACTTAGAAGGTGTTTATAAGTTGATATTGAATAAAGCAACTAAGAATAACCTTCCAGAGAGCGAAATGCCAACTAAAATATTGATTATTTCTGATATGGAATTTAATCAATGTGCTCAAAATGGAAATGATACTGCTTTATCAATGATAAAGAGAATGTATTCTGAGGCTGGTTATAAATTGCCAGATATCATTTTCTGGAATGTTAATGGTAGACTTGGTAATGTTCCTTCAAACTTTAAAGCAAAGAATGTAGGACTAGTTTCAGGATTCAGTCCAGCAATATTAAAATCTGTTCTATCAGGTAGCATTGATACACCAGAAAGTTTGATGTTGAAAACTATAAATAGTGAAAGGTACCAACCAATCACAGCTTAAATAAAAAAAACCTCTTCGGAGGTTTTTTTATTTTAAATATTTTTGTATATTTGTTGTAATAAATATGTAATTATGAAAAAAAATAAATCTGATAGAATCAAACAGGAGTTTTCAGAAAATAAAGATGGTTCAAGATCACCATAATCTATACCACAAATAATCGCCATTAGTATTCGTTATTCTTAATATTTAATTTTTCTTGTAATTCTTCAAGTGTGTATTTATTATATGCTGCTATTAATACTTTTAGTTTTAATTCATCATTAATATTTTCTGGTTTAATTCTAAGATCATCAGGCTTACTTCTAGCCCATCTTCTATTTTCACTTGTAATCATATTGTTTAATTATTTTTTGAATAAGTCTGAAATAGATGCGTGTGTATTTACTCTATTTATAGACTTTGCTATTAAGTCTGCTACACTTATAACTTTTATTTTATCTGATTTGATTGTCAATGGAATTGTGTCAGTGATTATAATTTCTGTAATTTTAGATTTTTCAATTCTCTCATATGCTGGACCTGATAAAACTGCGTGTGGAATACAAGCTCTTACACTTAATGCTCCTTTTTTGTTTATTAAAATATCAGCGGCTGTAGTAATTGTTCCAGCAGTGTCAATAATATCATCAATAAAAATAACATTACAACCATTAACGTCTCCAATAAGTTCCATTTTATCTATCGTATTTGCAACACTTCTTTCTTTATACATAAAGATCATTCTAGTCTTAAAGTGCTCTGCATAAGGTTTTACTCTTTTTCCGCCACCTTCATCTGGTGAGCCAATGACCATATTTTTAAGGTTTAATGTTTCAATATATGGCATAAAAACATAAGAACTTTTTAATGCGTCAACTGGAATATTGAAAAATCCACTAATTTGATCTGCATGAAGGTCTATTGTTATGATTCTGGTTGCTCCTGCGGTTTGAATTATGTCCGCTAACATTTTAGCTGTGATTGGAACTCTTGGTCTATCTTTTCTATCTTGTCTTGCCCATCCAAAGTATGGAATAACTGCAACAATGTCTTTTGCTGATGCCCTCTTAGCTGCATCAATCATTTGAAGTAATTCAAAAACACTGTCAGATGATGAGATGAGATATTTTAGATATTCTCTGGCTTCTTCTTGTTTTTCTGGTGGTATAAGTTGTACTATTCTCTCAGCTTCATTATAAGATGAATATAGAGAGGATATGAGGAAGACCTTATCACCTCTTACATTTTCATCTAAACCATGGCAAAACTCACCGTCTGAGAAAACTTTGAAATTACTTTTGCTTAGTTCGACACCATATGAAGAAGCTATTTGTTCTGCTAAATAGATTGATTTAGAACTTGAAAAAATTTTTACTGACATATTTTCTTTTAATTTGGGGTTTATATGAAAAATATTGTTAAAAGTTTTGTTCGTCACGCAATATAAGAATCTTTTTTAAAACAAAAAAAATTCAGATTTCTCTGAATTTTTTATTTTAACATTATTTATTAAATACTAACATCTTTTATAACCCAAAGGTCATCTGCCAAATTATTATTTGTTACATAAGCATAAGGTATAGTGAAATAGCCTTTCATTCCCCAATTTGGACCCCAACTATTTCTAACAATGAATCTTTGTGTAGAATCATCATAACCAACACAAAGAACAGCATGACCACCAAGCACAGTTTCATTTTTAGCTGGCATTGGTACAATCCCAGTTTTTGCAACAGTATCAGATTCAAAACTTGTATAGACTGTAAATCCAAATACAAAAGGATCACCAGCAGCAAGACATTGTTTAAGAGAATTCAAATCTTGTGGTACTCTTGAATAAACTTTAGATACATATTTTAATCCTTCTTTAAATGCCGTTGTTGATGGCTTTGTTTTAAATTTTGAAATAACATATGGCCAAGTTGTTTCATTGCAAGCACCTTGTGTGCTCACAGCTTTCATACCATCACGTATCATTGCACCAGAATCTTGTTTTACTGTATTTTCAATAACTCTTTCGTTATAATATATAAATAATCTAGATGGCACAAAAGGTTTAGGGTCTTTTTTCTTTATTTGTTCATATTCTATTGAGCCAGCGATTGCATTTCCTGTGCATGATCCAAGTTGACCTTGATCATAAACTGGTGGACATAAAGGTGATAAATCAACCTTAGGCGGCAAAGTAATGGGAGCCATTACTTTATAAGTGTAGTCTCTTTGATCTGGTAGATCAGGCTTCCAACCATAATTTTTTTTCATAAGTTTTTTTTTATTCTATATATTAATAAACAAAAAATGAAAAATTCACTAAATAAATAAAAATAATAAATAGACATTATGCTAAGTTTTTTTGGTGGTAAAAGTAAAATGGGAGAATGGATATATCAATTCATTCCAAAAGATATAGCAACGAAAAATATTGTTAAAAGTTTTTTATACTGAACGAATCTACGGAACTTTTTTAAAACAAAAAAATCCAGATTTCTCTGGATTTTTTTGTTTATATTTTTCAGATTATTTGCCTCCTGCGTTATAAACTGGTGTTGCACTACCAAAGATGAAGGTAAGATTTGCATCTTTTTTATCTTTAACCAATTCAACTTTTTCTTTCTCAATTTCAAGATGCCTTAAACTTAGATATTCTGAAACTGACATACCCATTTCGTTTTTATATGCCTTGTCAGCAATAGCCTTATTGATTTCTGCTTGTTTCCTTGCGAATTCGGCATCTGCCCTTGCATTCTGTGTTAGAATACTTTGATTTTGTGCGGCTGTTAATTTAGTTTCTGTTAATACTTGTTCTGGTGGTGTAATAGCACCAATGGAAACTTGAAGAATTTCAACAGGCAAATTTAATTTCTTTGCATAAGCAGTAATGTCTGTAAAAATGTCTCGTTCAAGTTGTGCAGAAATCTCACGTTTACTTGCCAAGTCAAACATCTTAAATGCACAAGCCTTGTCTCGTACCATTGTTCTAAATGATGCTTGTAAACTATGTTTATACCATTCTGCGGAAAATTTTTCATAAAGTACTGGTGTATTACCACTTTGAACTAGAACTTTAAGATATGCACTAAATGAAACTGGTGTGTTATCAGAAGGAATCATATTTACGAAATCTTCTGTAATTGTTTCAGGAGTGATGGCGAACTCTTTATGATCTGTAGTGAACACACACCAAGTAGAACCTGCTGAAACTGGAGTCTTGTCAACACCACCATGACCAAAGAACATAGGCTTGTAAATCAACACAGATTCAACACCTGCATCTGGCTGAACTCGGTAACAACTTGTCAATGACAATGCAAAAAGCAACGAAAGAAATAGAAACTTAAAATTTTTCATGTTTAGAAATTTTATGTGAATAATGTTTATAAGAATGACTACAAAGATAAAACTAATTTTTTAAATAAAAAAGGAATTTCCACAATCTGGACAATATTTTTCATCTATTTCATCTTTTGAAAAAGATTTATCATAAGTACATTCGCCAACAACATCTTCAATTTTCAGATCATTAAAACAATAAGGACACTGCATTATAGCATCCTGTTCCCTCATTGTATCTAAATCAAAAAAACTCATAATATTTAAGTATTTATTATGGACAAAGATAATTAAAATATTTCAACAATACAATTATTCTCGAGCTTTTTTTATAAGAAATTCAATATATTCAGATTTGCTTAATTTTTTTTCTTGTAGATATTTTTCAAGTTTTTCATTAAGTTCTTTATCTATTGTTATTCCAATAGATTTTTTTTTTGATTCTGATTTTGGTCTTACCATTTCATTATGATTTTTTTTTATTATAGTCAAAAAAATATTTAAAAATGGAAAAATATGACTTTATTTTATTTATATATACCTATAAAATACCTATTTTATGAAAAAGATAAAAACTAAAGAAAAGATTTCAGTTGCTTTAAGCATTGAAATTAGAGAATATTTAAAAAGTAATATTGAAAACACTTCAAAATATATTGAATATTTGATATATGAGGATTTGATTAAAAATAATGCAATTGAAAAAAAAGAATATTATAGTTATGAAAAAAATATGTAAAAGATGTGTTGAGGATAAGAATGTTGAGGAGTTTAGAAAACATATAGGAATTTGTAAAAAATGCGAGGCTGAAAAATCTTTAGAATACTATAAAGACAATAAAGAAAAAATAAAAGAACGGTCTAAAAATTATAACAATACATATAATGGTAGTGATAAATGTAAGGAAACTAAAAAGAGATGGAGAAAAACCAATGTTGATAATATAAAGAAATATAATAAAGAAAAACATATAAAGAGTTATCCAAATAATAAAATAGAAATATGTGAAAAAAATAGAAATTATCGTAGTAATAATTTAGAAAAATTTAGAAATAGAGAAAAAATAAAAAGGGATGATGATTCATATAGAGAATATAGACGAAAATATATTAAAGCACATTCTGAAAAAAATCCTCATGTCTATGCTTGGAGATCGTTATTAAGAAATGCTTTAAAAAGGCTTGGTATGAAAAAAGAAGGTAAGACTATTGACATATTGGGATTTTCAGCATTAGATTTAAAAATAGTCATAGAAAATAAATTTACTACAGGAATGACTTGGGAAAATTATGGAGAATGGCACATTGATCATATAAAGCCAGTTATATTATTTGGTTATGATACTAATCCTTCTATTGTTAATGCTTTGACTAACTTGAATCCAATGTGGTCTACAAATAGAGTTATTGATGGAATTTTATATGAAGGAAATTTAAACAAAGGAAAGAAATTTAACTAAATAAAAATAAAATCTATGGCAAAAACACCAGCACTTCATTCATATTTCGGTGGAAAGAATCGTTTCGAAGATTACATAAAACCTATTGTACCATTAAATTATAAAGTATATCTGGAGCCATTTGCTGGCTCGTTTGGCGTTTATTTTTTTCTTGATATGCCAAAAGATACTAAGGTTATATATAATGATATAAATAGGGATCAGGCAAATTTAGTTGCATGTTCAAAGCAGTATGAAAAATTTTATGATTATCTGAAAAATGAATTAGATTCTGTCACAGGATCATTATATTGTAAAGAAACTGATTCTGAATTGATAAAAATTCATTATAAAGAATTATATTATTCATTAAAAAAATCTAACTTTAGAAATGAAACTTTTAATATTCCAGATTTTAAAAGAGCATCATTATATTCTTTTCTTTTGACATCAGCATTTTCAAGTTGTTCATATACTGCAGCTGGGTTTAGTGGATTTAAATTGAAAACTTTTTTGAATAAATTGAAAAATGTAGAATTACAAAAAAAATTAGATAAAATAAATATATTTGAGACATTGAGTTTTGAGGAAATTATAATGAAGTATGATTCGCCAGATACATTTATTTATTTAGATCCTCCGTATAATTCCGTTGAGAAAAAAGGATCAGATGATCAAAGAGCTGGTTGGTATGGAACAAAAGATGAATTTGGTCAAAAAGAACATATCCAATTGTTAGAATTGTTAAAAACAACAAAATCAAGATGGGCTCTTTCTTATTATGATTTCCCAGCATTATCTGAGCACCTTCCAAAAGACAAATATACTTGGTTAGAAAAAGATTTTTTTAGATCATCTGCAAGTTTTTCAGATACTAAAGATACAAAAGGTACGGAATTACTAATTTTAAATTATGATCCTAAACTTATTACAAGTTCAACTCCTATTTCTGAGAAATTAGTTGATGAAATTGAAGAAGCAAATGGGGGAGCTTTTATTGCACCATTAAAAGAGGATGTGAAAATACTCAAAGATTTTGTAGAAAAACTTGTATCAAATCAGAAGGATCTTGAACCAGAATATGCAAAAGTTGTAAATGATCATTTTTGGGAATTAGTTGAAAAGAAAGACTTGAAAGTTGAAGAAGTTAAGAAGGATTTGAAAGTTGAAGAAGTTAAGAAAGACTTGAACGTTGAAGAAGTAAAAAAAGAAGAAATAGATGACTTTTGGTTATGAGAACAGAATATTTATTGTTGTGTAAAAAGAATTACTATTCTGATAGTGGAAATACTTTTTTAAATTTATTTAAGAAGCCTATGTTTGTAAAGGGTCAAAAGTATAAAGTTGTAAAAGAAGTTATTACTTTTCCATATTCAACATCAAATGCTTCTGCATATTCAACAACATCAACAACACCTAGTTCTTCTGGTTCAACATCAATATTAATTGCTAATCCTCCATCATATTCAGGATTAACATCAACAACCACAACAAGTATTGGATCAACAACAACAACGACTACATCTACAACATATCCAGCTAGTTATAATTGGACGAGTTATACTATAAATAGTACTCAAATTTCTGAAACATTTATATCTGATTATTTTTACACATTAAGAGAAGAGAGACAAATTAAATTATCTAAATTAAAGGAAGTCAATGAAAAAGAAGAAATATTATAGAAAAATAGTTATTGATAATAAAGAATAATTTAAATCCTTGTATATCAGAATCTGGTGGTTTTTATGCTGCTTGTTTAGAAGATGCTTTTACTTATAATGATATGATAGAAATGATAATAAATGATGCATTAAGATGAAAGTTGTGTGTAATTCAATTGATCGCTATTCATACAACAAAGATGAGGTTTATGATTGTGAAATAATTTACTATAATAATAAATTGGTTTATCATGTATTAAATCCAGAATGGCATAAAATGATGAGAACATTGTGTAAAGGTGCAAATTATGGATGTTGTGATAAATTTCAAAAAGAATATTTTGATAAATATTTCATAGATATAAAAGAACAAAGAAAAATAAAATTGGAAAGAATAAATGCAATTAATATTTAGAAATACTATAAATTATTTTGATAAATATGTTATTAAAGAAATAGTTGAATCAACTGGTTTCTTTTATGACATTGAGATTCCTATTGCTGTTGGACTTGTAGAAAGTACAATTAAAGATGGCGAAGATTATAAATTTTTATTTGCTGAAATTTATGGAAAAACTGTGGCTTATACTTGTTATGGTTCAATTGAAGGTACTATTGGAGGCTATGATTTATATTGGATAGTCACCCATAATGATTACAGAGGTCAGGGCATAGGCAAATTGTTATTAGAGGAAACTCATCATCGGATAAAGGAAGAAGGTGGAAGGTATCTTATAGCTGAGACGTCATCAATTGAGAAGTACTTACCAACTCACAAATTTTATGAAAGTAATGGATATATTAAAGAAGCAACCATTAGAGATTTTTATAGAATTGGTGATGATAAAATAATTTATTTGAAATTGTTATGACAGAAGTTATAAAAATAATTATACCATTTGGTGTTAAAAATAAACTTAATAGGATTTATACCAAGGAAAATTTTGAGCCACACATTCAAAAATTTTTAGACAATAGACCTAAATATGGAACTTTTATGGATTTAGTAGAGTCAGGAAGTATAGATATTAGCAAAATTTCACATTCTATTGATGATATTTGGGTTAAAGATGAAAAGCTGATTGGTAAGATAACAATATTGGACACTCCTTACGGAAAAATTCTTCAAAAGTTATATGATAGTGATGAATATTTTTCTGTAAGACCAATGTCTTTAGGCTCTGTTAATTCTGATTGTTTTGTAACGATTAATGAGTTGATAACATTCAATATTGCGACTATTGACAATGATCCATACCTTGCAATAAAAGATATTAGAAGAATAAAATTAAAAAAAATAGAAAAAAATTATGAAAGTTAAAATTGTAAACAAATCGGAACGTGGTGAAGGCGGATTTGGAAGTACAGGAAAATGAAAGAAGATATGTCAGCATTTATATTGGAAGCAGTTAAGAAAATGAACAATTATCTTAAAGATATTATCGTGGTTGAAATTTTGGATACTGAAATGACAAGAAAATATCCAGATAATTACGCAAAATTTGGATATTTGGGCGCTATAATTTTATTAACTTGTAATAATAGAAGTCAAAAAATTTTTCTAAAACATAGTTATGCAGAGAATATGTGTTTTTATCCTAGTATGATAGATGGCTTTATGTGTGATGTTACTAGAGATGATTTGCAAAAAATTATACTTAAATACGACAGAATTAAAAAATTAAAAAAAATAAATGAAGCCAATTAATGCAACCTGGACACAGCGAATGTACGAAGATGTGAAATATTTTGGTATTTTTGAATATAAATTTGAAAGTAAAGAAGAAAGAAAAATTGTTGAAAGACATTTTAATGTTGAACATATCCTTACAGATAAAATCTATTATTCAATAGATAATAAAATATTGCGTAAATTAAAACTTTTTAAAATTTCTGATAATGAGATATATAAAATAATTCAGAAAATACTTGACAATTCAACCGTTGCTAATTTATCGTGGAAACTTAGTGAAGAATTAGCAAAAGAAATAGATAAGGAAATTATAAAAGAGTTATTTAAGTTAGGAAAAGTTTAATACTTGAAAAATGGATTATCTTTTAATGCATCAAATCCTTTTTCATATCTTTCACAAATTTCAAGAAAATTATCAACTTCATTTTCTTCGAGATTAAACCATTCACCTTCCATTCTGTTTATTTTATAATAACGATGTACGGCAGTTTCTAATTTTCTATTATATTTCGTAGGGAATTTATATAGTTCGTATATTTTATAAGGATTGCCAGTTTGTAGAGGTTTTATTCTACTTTGAATTGTTCCTGTGGTGAAACCAATTTTGTAAACTGTATTTGAATCATTTGTGTTTTCTAATATATAAACAAATCCCATAATTATAAAGAATAATTTTTATTATATATTTATAATTATGGGTTTAATTTTTTATACTGGTTGAGAATCTGCTTTAATTTTATTAATAGCAGTTTGAAGATTTTGTTTTTCTTGTGGACCTAATTGATTAGTATCAGCACAATATAATTCTGCGCTATGTTTATAGAATTGTCCGTCTTTATCTATTAAAAATCTAAGTTGTCCAGTGCCAGGTCTAAAAATAAGAACTACAAGATTTCCTTGAAATCCTCCTTCTAATTTTATTCCTAAATCTTCTATTTCCTGTTTTACTTCTGGACTGATTTCATTTATAAGAGATTCTTTAACGCTTTTAACATGATGAATTTGCTTATCAGAAAATCCTGGTTCTTGAATAACATCACCACCTAATCTCATTTTTGCATTATAAGCATCTGTTTTACTAGGAGTTTCAATAATTATTTTACCATCTTTTTGTTTTAGTTTACCTAAATTTGGTCTATCTGATGTTTCTAAATCTGTTTCGTCTATATTAACTTTAACAAAACTATCTTCATATTCACCAACAGATTCTAAAAATTTTCCGAATGTTTTTATCTTTTTCATATTATGATTTATTTTTTCTTGTTGTATTCTTGGTTGTGCAGATACTGGCTGTTGACTTGCTGGTGGTGTACTATGTACTTTAACTGTATCTGTTTGAGGTACAGGAGCTGGTTGAGCAGTTGCAACTGCAGCTTGTTGTACTGATTTTTGTTCTTCTTGTTTTTTTACTTGATATTCATCTTCAGTGTATTCTACAACTTTAGGATCTATTTTAATATCAATAAATTGACCACCTCTAATTTCACCACTTTCTATTGTACCTTTAAAAAATTTACCTTTATATATGATACCTGATTTGAATGTTCCATCTCTCCAAACTCCATTGTACCATACTCCATTTTGCCAAGTGCCGTATCTCCATTCTCCATCTCTCCAAACACCGAAATACCAAGAGCCATTATACCAAATACCTGCATTCCAAACTAATGTATTTTCAAATATTTCAAGTCTTGCATTTTTAATTTCAGCATTGACCATCCAATTAAATTTGTTTTTAATTAGAATTTCGTCAATCTTCCATTGCTCTGTGTAGGTTTGACCGTTGAATTTAAGTTCGGAGTAACGATTATCAGACATATTTATATTATATTTTTATTATATATAAATTTTTAATTTTAATTTTTACAATATGTTATTATATATAGTTCTGTAATTTCTTACATTCTTTTCCTAATTCTATGACTGAACTAATGTTCTGGTCTTCAAAGGCGTTAATTTGGGTGAACTCAACCCTATTTTTAAAATTCGTTTTCCTTCATTTTCAATATTCTTTGCGGCATTAAAATCTCTATCGTGATTTGAACCACATTTTGGACAAATCCAATTGCGATCATTTAATGTTAAATCATCTTTCTTATATCCACAATTAGAACATAATTTACTTGAAGGAAACCATCTATCTATTTCAATTATATCTCTACCATACCAACTTGCTTTATATTTTAATATTTCTTTAAATCTATATAAACTTAATTCATTTATTGATTTTGCTAAACAATGATTTTTAATCATTCCTTTAACATTTAAATTTTCTATTACTATAACTTGGTTTTCGTTAAGTAATTTATTTGTAATCGAATGTAGATAGTATTCTTTTTTATTATTTAATTTTTCGTAAAATCTTGCTAATTTAATTCTTGACTTTTCTTTATTCTTGCTATTATTTTCTTTTCTTGAATGCAATTGATGAAGTTTTTTTAACTTATCTTCATTATTTCTTCTAATCTTGATATTATCAAAATTAATTCCATCAGAACCAACAATGAAAGTTTTTATACCAACATCAATTCCAATTACTTTATTAGTATTTGGTAATTTTTTATTATTATCTCTATCAATTAAAATAGATAAATAATATTTATTTGATCTTGTTTTTGTTAGTGTTATTGATTTTATCTTTTTTTGATTTTTATTAATAAATTTTTCATCATTTTTTGAACATTTATAATGAATACAATTTAACGACCTAGTTAAATTTATCATATTGCCTGTTATTCCAATAATAGCATCACTAGGAAATCTACAAGATTGTTTGTTGTCTTTTTTTGATTTAAATTTTGGAAATCCATAATCATTTTTGAAAAATGATTTATATGCGCTTTCTAGATTTATGAGTGTTTGTTGAATAACTTTAGAATGACTATCTCTAATCCAAATATACTCAGTTTTTAGTGATGTTAGATATTTTCCAACTTCCCCAAACGAAGTAGATTTTTTATTTTCATTATATTCATTTATTTTATATGATAAGCAATTATTATAAACAAATCTACAAGTACCCAGCATCTTATTTATATAAGATTGCTGATTTTCGTTTGGATAAATTTTTATTTTAATTGCCTTTAACATAAGTATAATAATTTTATACTCTATATATAAATAAAATAAAGTCATATTTTTCTATTTTTGTAACTTTCTTATAAGGGAACCACTATAAGAATATATATACTTAAAAAATAATAATTTTGTTATGTCAAGTTTTTATGTAGATAAAGCAACTGGTGAAAAAGTCAGTATAATAAGTGAGGATACGAATTTTTATGTATTAAATAATAGTGTTAGTATTAAGAAAGATGTCTTTGCTAGAAAATATGAGCAAGAAGTGGAGATTGACCCTAATAGTTTTTTTAGTACTAACTATTCAACAGATCCATTATTAAATATTGCTAATCAAATCAGAAATATAGATAGTAGTAAAGTGAATGAAAATCAAGGTGGTGGTGCTAGTGTTAAATTTGTTCAAGCACCAGTTATTCTTTCTGATACATCATTACCACCAGGAGGTGTTGTAAAACAACCTCAAATGGAAGGTGAAATTAAACTGTCTAAGGAACAAAAAGATGCTATGTTGGCTCAATGGAGACAAAGTATGCCTGGCGCACAAGGTGCTCCAGAACCAAAAAATTGGGATGATGAAGAAGAAAGACTCTTTAATGAACTAGATCCTGTTGCAATTCAAGAAGCACAATCAAGACCACAACGTGTTAAACCAGTAGAACAACCAAAAGTTGATCCAATTCAAATGATGTTTAAAATGTTTAAAAATAATTATCCAGTTAAATTAAGCGTTTTAATAGAAGAAAATATACCTAATCCAACATTTATTGGAATGGTTCAAGAAAATGTTGAAGCTGATGCTGTTGAATATTATGCAAATTTAATATCAGACAAATTATTAAAAGATCCTTCTAAACTTAAAGATCAAATTTATAATCAACTTAAAAGTATTATAAATAAAGAGTTGGGTATTGTAGAGGAAGAAAAAGAAAAAGAAGAATAATATGACGAACATAGACAATGAACTTATAAGACTTAGAAAGTTTAAGGAGTTTCAAATGAAGATAACCAAAATGTCTGGATATCTTGCTGATTATTATATTGATAGAGCAATAGAATCTGATGATTATTCTGATATTTCTAGTTATTTGATAGATTATTTTGAAAGTTATGATATTGGATATTTGGTTTCTAAATATAACGAATTTGGATTAAATGAAAAAATTGAGGATTTTGATTTTGATATTTCTGAATGGTATAAAGTTAGAGATTCAAAGGAAGTTTTAAGTAACTGGACTGAGACCAAAAATATGGATGAAGACGAATATATTCAGTATATGATTGAAAAAAGAAAAAATGAAACAGAATAATGATTGCTGAACAATATATTAATGAAGGTATAAGAATAAGAAAAGCATATATTCAAAACTTAAAAGAGATTTTAAAGCAGGAACCTATTATTTTAGAGAGAAAGAATTTTTTCGAAAAAATAAAAGATGAAATGGAAGCCACTGTTAAGTCTGATTTAAATGAAGTTAAAAAAATGTTGGAACTTAATAATAAGTTGATAGTTATAGAGAAAGAAATAAAAAATATTCAAGATATAATTAAACCATATTATGATAAAATAGAGAATTTAAAAACAGATAGAGATAAATTGTATTTAGCAATAACAAGCAAGTATCCTGGAATTAAACAGGAAGAGATAGAAAAAGATATAATGTCTAGAGTTGATGAATGAAACATTTTTTAATTATATTAGTATTATTATTGTGCAGTTGTGCAACTATGAAGAATTTCTATTCTCAGTATGATGCATATTATATTATAAAGCAAAATAATTTATTATTTGTTCAATTAACATTAAATGATAAACCTACATTATTTTTACTTGATACTGGTTCAAGCAAATCATTTTTAGATATAAATAAAGCAACAACTTATCATTTCACTTATATAGATAAACCTATTGAAAAATATGCTGGTATTGGAGGTTTGGAAAATATTTACACTGTTGTAGATTATGAAATTAAAGGGATGCATATTGCATTTCTTGGCATCAGTTTAGAAGAATTAAATCCATATTTCAAAAAAGATAATTTGAAAATTGCTGGTCTTATTGGATCTGATTATTTGATTATTAGAAATGCGATAATAGATTATGAAAATTCGATACTTTATTTAAAAAGGGGAAATATATGAATAAAATAGATAAAGTTAAAGATTGTTAAATGATGTTAAAATTATATTAAATTGACCTTTTTCGGTATATTTTATTTATATATAATAATAAATAAAAGTATATATACTTGAAATTAACTGAAAGACATATAATAACAAAATATCATCCTAACTTTAAAGAGTGTGATGATTTATGTTTTAAATCAAAAAATATCTATAACAGGTCACTATATCTAATCAAAGAAGACTTGAAAGACAATAAATATGATGTTCTTAATAAATTATTTAATTATATGAAATCAGAAGATTGTTTTAAGGAATTACCTATGAAAGTTGCGACAGCAACCACAATTCAGGTTCAAAAAATATATAAATCATTCTTTAAATCAATGATATATTATGGTAAAAATCCTACAAAATATAAAAGTAGGCCAGAACAACCAAGGTTTTTAAGCAAAGAAAAGGGTAGATTTATAATATCGTATAATTATCAAGCAATATCAAAAAAAGTATTTAAGGCAGCAAACAAGATCAAACTATCAGGAACAAATATTGAATTTACTACCAAATTAAAAGATTTTGAAACAATTGATTGTGTTAGAATTATACCAAGATTAAATCAGTATATTATTGAAGTGTGCTATACTTTTAATGAAAGATCACAGGTTAGAGACAATAAAAGATATGGTTCTATTGATTTAGGTGTAAGCAATTTAGCAACATTCACATCAAGTATTAAAGGATTTCAACCATTAATTTTTAATGGAAAACCATTAAAATCAATAAATCAGTATTATAATAAAAAAATGGCTTTAATGAAGTCAAAACTTGAGTTAGTAAATAAGAAAAAATCAAGTAAAAAATTAAGGTTATTAACAAATAAAAGAAACAATAAGGTAGATAATTATTTACATAAAGCAAGCAAAGAAATAGTTAAAACTTTAGTTGCTAATAATATGTCAAAATTAGTTATTGGTAAAAATGATGGTTGGAAGTTTGAAACCAAAATGTCAAAGCAATCTAATCAAAATTTTATTCAGATACCACATAGTAGATTTATACAAATGATCCAGTATAAATGCGAAAAAGAGGGTATTCGTGTTATCGTTCAAGAAGAAAGTTATACCAGTAAAGCATCTTTCTTGAATTTAGATGTTATGCCAATTTACGATAAGAATAATGATACCATGCACATATTTAGTGGATATCGTAAATCAAGAGGTTTATATAAAGTTAAGTCCGATGGACGGTCTATCAATGCTGATATAAATGGTAGTTATAACATATTAAGAAAAGCAATTCCAAATGTTTTTTCAAATGGAATAGAGGGTTTTGTAGTTAACCCAAAAGTTATTAAATTAACTTTAAACTAATTTATTTATTTAATATATAACTTAGAAACTATTAGTTCTTTGAAAATTTGGGGGTGCATGTTTTGACAGTAATGTAGAATGAGGTTATCAGCAAGTATCGCATTGTCTAGAGTGGCGATTAATAAATTAGTGGGTATAAACAATAAATGGCGAAGCACATACGCATATCGTTACTTCTAAATCAACAATCGCAGTTGCTGGAACTGTAGTTGAGACCGAAGTTTCTGTAGCCTAAACAGGAAAACCAGAACATTCTTTTTCGTAAACGATTTTGAGATTATCATAAATGGTTAGAGGATTTAATAATTACCTTTTCAAAATTATTTATTTTTGTTTGTTTTAGAAAAAATAAAATAAACTTGTAGAAGATGCCAAAAGGCGTTATTGGACGGGGAGTCGTATCCCCCACCTCCACATCTGATAATCAGATAGTTAAGAGTTGATAAGAAATTATCAACTCTTTTTTTGTTTTAAATATGGATTAAAATTTTTTTATATATAAAAGAAAAATAAAGAATGAGTATATATAGAAGAAGAATCTCAAAAGGTAAACTTACATCAAGAGACGAATCAAGAGTTAGAGCTATGCAAGAAATTTTGCACGGTGAAGAAATTACAACCACGACGACGACAACTAGTCCATTCACATATACACAACTTGCTGGTGGTATTGGTCAATATACTCAAGGTGTTTCTTTAACTGGAAGCACTCCGTTTGTAGGTGGAAGTGGTTCATATGCATTTAATGGAACTAATGGATTTATTGAAATTTATCCAGGTTCTGATACTGCATTAGGTACTGGAGATTATACAATTGAATGGTTTTATAATGAGAATATGCAAAAGGATCATCCTAGATTTTTTAGTATTGGAAATTATTATGATGGTGCAACGATGGATTGTTCTGTTGAAGCTGATTTATGGTGGTTTGGTGAGAATGGTGCATGGGTTAGTGTTATTCCTCCAAACTACAATACAAGTCCAAATATAGGTGGTGATTTGATTGGTCAATGGCATCACTTTGCAATTGTTCGCATTAGTGGATTCACATCTATGTATAAGGATGCTAATTTAAAAACCTCATTTGTAGATAATAATAATCTAAATAATATTACAACGCCTTTGATTATTTCACAAGATGATAAATTGAGTGATCCAGAGTGCTATATAAATGGCTTAATATCAAATTTTAGATGGATTAAAGGATTGGGTATTTATACACAAGCAGGATTCACAGTGCCTACGAGTGATTTAACTGAAACAGCATCAGCAAATCCATATGGTGGAAGTTACACTGAGGCAATTGGTAGTGGATATACTAAATTTTTATTAATTTAAAATATGGTTATAAAATTTTTATATATAATAAAAAAATAAAATTATTATGGCACTAGAACTTCAAAGAATAGATCCTTGGGATGGAGATAGTAATACAGGATTAACATATTATGGTTATGCAACAGCAGGTACACAAGATACAGATGCATTATGGTCGATTTCAAGAAAAACTGTTGTTGGAGGTGTTTTAAAATATGAATATCCTTATATAACTGGAACAACAATGGCAAATACATATCCAGCAATAGATGTAAACAATGTAACTTATTTACAATTATCTGGACTTGTTTGGGCGGATAGAGCAGGATATATTTATAAATAAATAAAAAATAAAAATATGAAAAAATTTAGCACGTTAGATACAGAAATTAAACAAAAATATGAATTGAAAGATTCACTTAGGAATCAGATTTATTCATTGATAGAGAATACTATTTTACTTAAATTTTCAAGTGATAAATCTGTGCATGCAGATATAGATATTCATGGTAAAGAAGAATTGGTTGAAAAGATTAAAGGTTTGATTGATGATGTTAGAATTAAAGAAAGAACTTTAACATTAGAAACAGTTAAGAAAAATGTTTATAGAAATTTCGATATGAAATGGTTGAATGAACAAATCGAAAATTTAAAAAAGTTTAAAATTGGATCTGAGTTTGTTTTACTTGAAAAAATTCAAGATTCAAGAGTGGAAAATCAATATAAAGCAAGTGTTCTTAGTTATTTTTCAAAAAAATTGTTTGAAGATAAAAAAATTGGTGAATTTGAATTTGATTATGATCCATCAGAAGGTATATTTAAATTTGTTGATGAAGCTGATGGCATAGTTGTAAAAGCTACACCATTTTATAATGATAATAGTGGATTTCCAATTGAAGTTTTTGATGAAGATCAAGCAGAATCTCACATATTTATGGAACAAAGAGATTTTAATATTGAAGAACTTCTTTATAGAAGATATAGAGAGATAATGGAAAAATTTTTAATTGAAGATTATGAGAGTTTGATTAAAAAGGTTAATAAATTTGATGAACAAAATGGTGCAGAAGATGTTAAACCAGAGCCAATAGAAGATTTTGATAATGGTGAAATTTCAGAAGTTGAAAAAAACAACCCAGATTTATACCCACCAAGATGGAAAGAAGTTGATGGAGCAATGAGTGGAATGAAATAAAAAAAAAGAGGCAATTGCCTCTTTTTTTATTTCTTACTTTTAACTAGTTTTAATATATCTTCATCAGACATATCATTAACCCTGTTTCGTATGTCATTAGCATCAACTCTATCCTTTCTAACTTCTTCACTTTTAATGAATTTGTGTTCAACAGTGTCTTGAGATGCACTAGATTTAATATTTATAGTTAAATTATGAAAATATGTAGTTGGAATGACATTTTCATTAGAATCAACATACTTAATTTCAACTAAGTCACCTTCTCTACTTAAACTAAGCTCAGAAGCAATGTTACTATTAATCTGAAATGAATGAGAATTATTCTTGAACATTAAATAGTACATTTTATCTGAGCCACTTAATTCCCAACCCATACGATAAATAACATCATTAATTTTGTTTAACTGAATTGCATTATCTGTAACGATTTGGCCATTGCGTTCCATAAGGATTTTCTGATATGCGGCTAATGCTTTAGCAGGTGTTTCACCAAAAGCCACCCTTTTAGTCGATGTTTCTACAATCGCTAAGCCTTCATAATTGTATTTTTGACCTAAAACTGGCACAAGTGCTGAAAGAATACCATATACATTTTCATAAACTACTTGACCACTTGCATGCATATTTTTGAAGCTAACTTTGGCATTAACTGCACCAACAATTGCATCTTCTGTTCCACCATTATCAGTTAATACATAATTAGTTGCCTTTCCAGTTCTAGAATTTACATACATAATACTCAACATACTATGGTCTGAATTATTTGTGGATGTTATAGGGATAGCAAATACACATTCATTTTCAGTTGAATAATTAAGAGTTACATTCTCTGATTGTTTAAGACCTCTTTTACCAGACCAACTATTAACCCAACCACCTTGATATAGACCCCAATAATCTACGTAACTTGAAGCAATTTCTGCTGGCATTACTCTATCAATCCAAGATGGAGTGGTTCCGATTGGAATAATACCACTATCTGTTCCAGTTTGAGGATTAAAGGCAATCACACCTTCAACAACTAAACCAGAATATCCAATAGTTGGTTTACACACTGTAACCACATAGAATACTTCACCATTATTATCAGATTCAAATGAATAGTCCATTAAAACTTTATTAGGATATTTACGATATAACATACGTTCTAGATTGTCACCAAAAAATGCTTCTGGTGTATATTTCATTTTAACGTTATTTATCAATTTCGGTGTTGCATATGGATCTGTTGCACTTACTTTAACATATCCAGGTACACAATCTACATTTAACCATACAAAATAACCTGTAAAATCTAATGGAATAAGATAGACATATTCTAAGCCATTTTTACCTTCAATTTTCTGTAGTGTTATGTGATTTCCTGATAGTTGAAATTGACTACCATCTTTAACTACAGTTTTAGCCATAGAAAATGCGTAATTTGGTGGAACTAACCTAATGTTTGTTGGATCAATTTGTTTTGTGTCCTGTGTCCAATGTTTTTCTGTTTTATCACTAATTGTACCAATAAGTTTAGCATAATCAGATGATCTAAACATACCAGAAGTTCCAATAGCATAACCTATTATAACAACAATAGAGCCAATTGCAAGTAAAATTGATGGTACATTAACTGAATCTTCATCAATAGAACTACCAACAACAGCAGAAATAACAAATAGAATAAATAACCAACCACCAATCCAACCTCCTAGAGGATATGCAAGTGACGGCATTAGACCATAAAAAATAAGCCATGATAGAAAAACATAGATTACTCCAGTGATAATGAAGGTTGGTGTTTTGCTATCTGATTTTGATAAAAGAATAGGAAGTGCTCCTACAATAGCAACGATTAAAGAAATTAAGAAAATCATCTTTTTTAATTTTAGTTAATAAATATGATACAAAGATAATATATTTTTTCAAAAAAAAAGAGCCTTTGGCTCTTTTTTTTTATTTAATTGTGATTTTAATGTTCTCTTTCTTTTCTTCTTGTTTTAATTTTGGAATTTCTACAATTAATATTCCATTATCCATAGTTGCTGAAATTTCATCCTTGTTTACACCTTTAGGAATTGCGAAACTTCTTTCAAAACTAGATTTGTAGAATTCTCTTCTGTAATAACTTTCATTTTTTTCTTCTTTATTATCTTCAACATTTGAAGAAATTTTAAGAACATCATTCTCTAATTCAATTTTAATATCTTCTTTTTTGAGACCTGGTGCTGAAATCTCAACAAGATATTCATTTTCATTTTCTGAAACATTTGATAATCCACCATTTCTTGTTAATGATGCTGGTAGATAATAATCAAAATCATTATCAAAAAACTTCCTTGCTAAATCCAAAAATGGACTTTCTGATCTGTTAACTAAACTTCTATTCATATTCTTTCATTTATTTTTTAGGTTTTTAACCTTGTTTATTATGATTATAAATAAACAATATGTGTGCCAAATAAAATATATGATGGTTTGTCTGAATAGTTTAATAAATATATGTCAAAATGTCAGTTTATTGATATTACATTACCAGAAGTGTTCAAAACAAAATTGTAAGTTTTATTATTTACTGTAATTGAATTGATCATATTTTGATTATCTCTTGTAATAGGTATTTTTTTAGACGAAATATTACCATTTAAATCATTATAATAGAATATAGTTGAATTTGTACCTAAACTATATATGTCAGCGTAAAATAAAAATTGATTTATTGGTTCAATAGATTTTTTATTAAACCTAATAATTGCTAATTCTAACACTTTTTCTGAATTTGTGAACCATTCATTTGATAGTGATGCAAAAAATTCTTGTGGATTATTGGTAAAAAAATCTGAAAAATCTGGTGTGCTACTACCCCTTAGATAATTTGAAGAAATTGTACCAGCTTGTTTAATAATTTGATTTTTTCTTGAAAACAATTTTTCATTTACATTAATATAATATGCATCAACAATATGATTAATTTCATGTGATAATGCTGAACAAAATACTGAGGTCACACCAGGGCTAACATCATTTGGAAATTGATTTTCAGGATATTGACCTATTGGATATGAAAATGAATTAACAGCCCCATAACTACCTCCAAGCCCAACACTATATGTTTTTCCTAAGAAGTCACTAAATGAAATTCCACTTAAATTGTGTAGTTTGCTTGGTATTAAACTTAAAATATCTTGTGCGAATTTTTTTTGATTCTTATCTAATTTTGAATTATCAAAAAGTACGATTTGATTATTTTTCCAAATTGATAAATATTCATCTGTTAAACCTAAAGTTACACCAATTTCATCTATGATATTGCTTGTTAATTCCTTAGTGTTTATAAGTGTACCATGAATTCTTTCTCTATTCCAGATTATTGAAGATTCTGATGTTTGGTCATATACTTTTCCTTTTTTAAATTCTGAATGAGAACGAATTAATTTGGTATAAAAATTATAAATAGTGTCTCTTAGTATATCATTTTTAGGTAAAAAATTTACTGTGTATCCTATAAATACATTAGCATTCGTGAATTTCTTCCTAATTGCTTCATTATTTTGAAGAGTTGGTATTAGGTTATTTGGATAGTCTTTGATTATAGTTCTTATATTTTTAATTGAGCCAGATAATGTCCAATCTTCAATTAATGGATAAAAATTAGTGACTATTGGAGTATTCCACATAAGTTCATTGCTAAATTTAAATCCGAATGGTATTGCAATACTATTCATTGCATAATCATCAATTTTTGGATTACAATATGAAGTATAGCTCCAACCAAGGCCAGCAATTAAAACTCCTCCCCCATTTTGAACAAAATTCTTTATAACTAAAACTTCAGATTCAGAATATGGCACAGCATTATTCCAGTCATTCCCAAATAAAACTATTCCAACATTTTTTAGATCATTTTCAGTTATTTTGTTATTAGTGTTTGTAATTGTAAATCCATTAGATTCTAATTCTTTCAATAATACTGTCATATTATTAATATTGGCAAATCCATTTTTTATTAATATTTTTTTATTGTCTGAATTTAACCATTTCATAGAATTTACGAAAAATTTTAAGTTGTCATATTTACCATCAGTTAATAATAATCCTTCATGACCAACAGCCATGACTTTACCTTTTCCGTATTGTGTGGCAACTGAAACAATAGAAAAACCATTATCACCAAGAGATATGTCTCCAGATGCGATTGGCATAACATTGGAATTTAAGATGTAAATTGGACTTAAATATCCACCAGACAATGTATCAACTTCATTTGTAATATTTATGGCATTAGCAACAACTGGTGCTAACATTTCAAATTGCGGAATTTGTATATCTGGTTCTAATTCTCTTTTAGAGCAACTAACAAGTAGAATAATAAGAAATAATAGAAAATATCTCATATTTTTAATTTTTTATAAGTTATGAAACGCAAAGATAATATACTTTTTTGAAGTAAAAAATTATTTAGGATCTAATTTATATAATATATAAATTATGGAAAATCTTAAAACTATTAAATCTAAAATTCACAATTGGGAAACACTTAAGGATCAAATTGAAATTTGGCGATCTGAAAATAAAAAAATAGTATTTACTAATGGATGCTTTGATATTATACATCGTGGTCATGTAGAATATTTATCGAAAGCTGCTGATTTTGGTGATATTCTTATAGTTGGGATGAATTCAGATAATTCACCATATTGGCTTACAAAAGGACCAAATAGACCAATCAATAACCAAGACACTAGATCAATAGTTTTATCATCTTTATTTTTTGTTGATGCTGTTGTTCATTTTCAAGAAGAAACACCAATAGAACTGATAAAAATGATAGTGCCTGATGTTTTAACAAAGGGTAAAGACTATATTACAGAGAATATAGTTGGGTATAGTGTTGTTAAGGAAAATGGAGGAGAAGTAATAACTGTTGAATTAACTGATGGTTATTCAACAACAAGTATTATTGAGAAATTACTTTAATTTTTTTAGAACCGTTTTCAAAATTTTTATTCCAAACAGTTCTGGTTTTATCATCCTTAAAATCATCAAAAGCTGACCATCCTTTTTTCTTTTTTCCATCATTATAACCGTTTAGATAAACATTTTCATATCCTTTGGCTTTTACTTTTAATTTTTTATCTTCTGAGTTGACAATTGTGAAATCAGTTATTAATAATTCTGGATTATCTTTCAAATCTCTTATAATTATCTTATATTCAACATTTATATATTTTCCTGTTGATGCTTCTATAAATTGATTGTATGTTTTCATATGTTGTATTTATTTGCTGATATACCGATTATTATTTTATCTCTATATTTTTTTAATATTTTTGGATGGATTTCAGAAAAACGTAATATATCTTCAATGTCACCATTTGATTCTTCCACTCCATCTTCTATGAAAAATTTATAAAAACTATTAAAATCTCTATTAAATAAATCTTCTTGAAAATTATATAATAATTCAGCACCTGCTTCTATTTTAAGTTTTTCTTTTTTTGTATTTAATTGCTCTAATTCTTTTTCTTTTTTTTCAATTTCTTTATCAATAGGCAAATATTCTAATACTTTTTTTAAATTTCTTGATTTTGCGAAATTTAAAGCTTTTTTATCTGTAAAATTCTTATACTCACTTAATTTTGTTTCATTTCCAACGACAGAAATCCAATCTATAATACCACTGTCAGTATTTCCTGTAAAATCTTCAGCAAATTGTTTAACATCACTTGCTAAATTTTCGTTTATACTATTAAATCTTTCTATTTTCATATGTTATACTTTTTTGATATTGGTTCTATCATATACTTATCAATATCTTTTTTACTGGCTTTTTTTACTATATGAGATGGTCTTATAGATAAATCACCATATATTCTATTATCTAAATCTGTTATAGTCCACCAATTATCAAATGCTTTTGATTTTTCTTTAATGACTCCTACTTTTATATCATATACACCTACAGCTTTCTTTAATTTAAAAACAACAGTATCTCCTATTTCATATTCTTTTTTTGCTTCAAATGTTTTGATATATTTCATACTAACTATATATTAAATTTAAAATGAAAAATCCTTCAATAGAAGGATTTTTTAACTTGCAATAAACACCTTTTTTCGGTGTTTATTGCAATTTAAATTCTGATATTATTAAATAGAACATCCTGAAATCCAGAAGGTAAATACCTTCCATCTAATCTTGTCAAAGTTCTAGAAAATTTAATATTTTCTACTACTTTTTCTTTAAAATCAATATCTCTATTTTTCTTATAAATGTACAATATATCACTTAGTTGAGTTATAAATTCATCAGAGTCAAAATCAATTTCATTTGGAAATCTATCTTTGAACATTTTGTAAACTGTACTTGATCCAGCATCACCAATTCCTTTTAATTCTGGTGTAAACTTAACGACACTTAAAACATTATCTCCACTATCACCAGCAACCAATTTTTTGAAATATGATTCTTCTTTATCAACTTCTTTAATTTTTGCTCTGCTTGTTACCTTATCAAAATAGTTCATAAAATCAATATTGTCATCAGCCATATCAAATATATCACCTTCAGTGGTATCTTCAATGTGTTTTAAGAAAATTCTATGATTTTTTGGAACAAAAAGAACTTCATTTTGAAATTTATGATTATACATTATATTTATATAATTTTCTGCAACACTAAATTTTAATAATTGGTGAATATCACCATCATTAGATAAAATTAGATTAGATGTACCTTCTTTATTTGTTTCATGCACAATATGAGCAATAATATCATCACCTTCAAAAGGATCTATTTGATATTGTAAACAATTGTGTCTATGTTTAATGTTTTCTTTGAATTTGTCAAATGTATCAAATACAAATTCCCAATCAATATCCAAATCTTTCTTTCTTTTACCTTTGTATTCTGGATATATGTTTTTTCTCCAATTTCTTTTGCTATCTGATATAACGTATATTAAATTAAACGGATATTCATGCGTTATTTTATTATAATCGTTTAGCAATAGTGTTTCTAAATCACCGTAAAGTGTTTTTAATTTATGTAAGATGAAGACGGATCTGTAGAGACAATAATTTGCATCCAACACTAAATTCATTCTAATCATTTATTTATATTATTTTTTATTTATATATCATTTTTTTATTGATTTGTTTAAATAGGAACTTCATTTATTTATATATACTTTATAGTTGATGGTAACTATAAAAAATAATTTAAATAAATGATATTAACAGAAAAAGTAAAAGTAAAAATAAA